GATCAACGGCAATGCCACGGAACGCCTTGCTGACCACCTCGCCATTGGGCAACGTGATCGTGGCACCTTGGGCAGCGGTCAGGCTGAAAGTTGCCGGTGCGCCCTGCACTGCGGCGAACAGGTCATCACTAAGCGCCACCACGTTGATTTGGGTTGGGTCAGTTGTGACCACCGACTGCGCAAACTGCGGGCTGATCTCCACGGTGCGTACTGCATCACGGGCACCAGCAGGCAATGCACGTTGCAACTGATCGGCCACAAACTCAGACTGCAACTGCGCGATGCCCTGCAGCTCGGTTGCGGTTATTTCGGTTGCGTCACCAGCCCAGGTTGCAAGGCTGTCCTTTAGCTGCGCAAGGATCGCCCGCAGTCTGGCAGCCTTGACCGGAGCGGCTAGCTCATCAATAGTGCGGAGCTGATTGACCGCATCAATGATGATGTCGTTATAGGCATTGATGATGCGCCGGCCAACGCTATTGCTGAACCTGTTTAGGTCAATGGCGTTGCGGTATAGCGATTCTGGTGTTGACATTAGATGATGCCTAGCTGATCGGGGCGATACTGCGACCTGATGCTTACATCAGCACCACGGGCAAGGGCGCCGTTAACCGCTGCCGCAAAGGCCTCATAGCCATTTTGGCCGTCTTCGTACAGCACCACTTGGTCTACCTCATCAGCCTTGCCGCCTTTGTAATACTTCATGCGCACAATGGCCAGGATGTTATCCGGCAGCTCGCACATGGTGTAATCAATTTCAGGCTTCCTCGGTTTCTTCGGCTCCACCCAGATCATCACTGCTATCAACCAGTCTGTCAGGACGTCCAGCATCCGATAGGTCAAGCCCCGCATTGGATGTGGCCTCCAGCTCCTCGTCCACATCAAAGTTATCGCCCAACACGTCGCCTTCGGCAAGCTCGCGGAGCAATGTCTCCTGCGAGATGGTGCCAGCGGTGTACAGCGACAGCAGCGCGGCGATGTCCTGCGGTTCAAGGCGTGCGCCGAGGAAGTCACGGTTGACGTAGGCGCTGCCGGCGGCAGTGGCATTGCCGAGGTACTGCGCGTGAAACTGCAGGCAGTTGTCGATCATGTCCTGCATGTTTTGCGCAATCACCATCATGGTGCTGTCGCCTTGGCTGCGGTCAATGCGCTTTGCCTCAGCGGTCTCGGCGCTCAGCTTCTGACCTAGCACTGCGGACAGGCCAAGCTCATTGATCTGCAACGCAAGCTGCTCAAGCCGGCGGAACTGCGCCTCGAAGCTGCGGCCTGCTGGTTCGATGTACTCAGCGCGGCCTTCAGCAGGAAATGCAATCGCCTCGCCGGGTCCGGCTGATACTTCCTCAGCGCTTGACGGGAAGCCGAACAGCGCCAGCATGGGCACCGCTGAGACATGGAGGATATTGTCGAGGTCTGACTGGATCTGATAGGTCTTTAGGTTCAGCTCTGCGATGTCTTCCAGCGGCGGGCGCGACTCCATAAAACCATGCCGTTGCGCGTAGGCAATGCTGAACGGGATTTGGCTAAGGCTGGTGCGGCCTTCATCGACAACGGTGAACTCACCGCTGTCCTGCTTGCGGTGGATGCGGTACTCGCCAGGCGTTAGGACACGAACCTGCTCGACGGCTTTCTCGCCAAACTCGCCATCTGGCACTGTGACCACTTCCGATAGCCGCAACTGGGTCAGCACTTGCTTGCCCTCTTGCGTCTCGGTGCGCCAGCCAAGGATCTGCCGGGGCGTGTAGGTCACCCAATAGGGTCGACCCCCATTAGCCGGTGCATCCACCAATGTACCAATGTGGCCATAACGGACCATTTTGCGGGCTGCTTCATAGGTCCAGACATTGAGGTCATTGCCTTGCAGGTCTACGTCGAATAGTTGCTCGCGGATTGCGTCGGCGGTGTCATCCAGTCGGACGGGCTTGCGGGTCAGCATGCCGGCCAACATGCGCTCTAGGCGGATGTAATACGGCGGGCAGACGCTACGGGCTAGGCGGTTGTCGTAGGACTCGTCTAGCTCGCGTGGTTCTTGCGGCAGGTAACGGCGATGCTTCTTGCGCATGCCGTAGGTGCCCTGCAGCAGATCCTCGATCAGGATCCAGTGTGGCTCTTGCGCGTACCAGCTTGTATTAGGGTCATTGACCTTCGATACGGTGCGCTGCGCTAGCGGCCGGTCATACGCATTAAAGCCTGTATACACGACCGCTAACTGCTGACAATGATGTCAGTTTACGGCTTCAGCCCCTGATGGCAGGCCGGGTGGTTGTGATGCGCTTGCACGGCCTGGTCACGGCCGACGCTGATGCCAACGCCGTACATCATGAACAGCAGCGTCAGGGCTGCAAAGCGATTGAGCCAGGGGTTGGTGGTCATGGTTGGGATGGTAGGTGGGCGGCCGACTGGCCGTGAGCAAAAGATACCAGCGTTTGCCGCCGTGGTCAACCCTAGTAAAGCCGAATGCCCGTGCTCCGGCCAGCGCCAGCGTGCAGCGGGTTGAACTCGCGCCACACCAGGTAGCCGAGCGCGTCGTTCATGTGGTCAAAGCCCGCGTCCTTGTCCGGCTCGCCCTTGTCGGTGTAGCACTGCAGCTCTAAGCATTCGATGACCCGCTTGCAAGTTTCTGACACCTGCAACCTGACCTGCCCTTTGCCGTTTTCCAGCAAAGCCTGAACAGCAGCCACCCGATCACGAACGGGAGGATTTGCTCGCGGTGACTGGTTGGACATGCCATAGCTCTCAAGGATCTGCACATCGGTCTGGCTTGCGTTGGTGCTGCGGTTGCCGCCGCTGGCATCTGGGTAGGCGTACATCCGCCTATCGGGGTAGCGCCTGATCACCTCCTGCGCCAGTGCGTCGGTGTCGTGGGCGCCGCTGATCTCATCAATCACCAGCAGGCTGCTGCCAATCCTGATAGCGATCACCGCCGACATGTTGCCAACGTTAAAGTCAACGCCAACCCTTAGGGGTTCGCGGTCAGTATCCGGCAGCTCGCTGACCACATGCTTCGCCCGGTCGAAACGGTCATAGACCTGCCCGGTTGTCAGGTTGACAAACTCTCCGTCTAGGTACGCCCGCAGCAGGCTTGGGTCGTAGTTGGCTTCCAGCCGCTCGATGAAATCCGGTGGTAGGTGCGGATTGTCAACGGTGCGCATCTTGATCAGATGCCGGTCAGGCCTTGCCTTGGCCTCGTCGCTGCCGAAGGTGTTCCACATCCACCGGAAGCCCTCTGGCGTCGATGCCGCGCCAAACTGCCGGACATTGCCGCTGCGGAGTCGGCCAAGGATTTTGGGGAATGCCTTATTAGCAATGCTGGGCGTCACCGTATCAATCTCATCAGCCAGCACCCAGGCAAGGTTTAAACCGATGATGCGGCTCCAGTTCTCAAAGCTGCGGCACAGGATCTTGGTGTCACCGCCCGGCAGGTGCAGCATGTACTCCGGCAGCGGGCTAGCCCTGAAGGTGTACGGGATGTCGTACGCCTCTAGAAACGCCTCGAAGTCCGTCTGCCAGATGTCGCGGATCAGCGGTCCGGTCGGCTCCATGACGCAGCCGATAAAGCCCTGATTGACCGCCGCCAGCATCACCGCTTTGGCGCATAGCGCCCTGGTCTTGCCAGCGCCATACCCCGCACTGATGCCAAGGATCTGCGTAGCGGTGTCATCCACAAACGCAAGCTGGCCAGGGTGCAGGTCGCTTCTGATACGCGCAAGCAGGGCATCTACATCAGTCAGCTCACCGCCGTGGTTGAGCTGCATCAGTACATGCCCTTCACGGGCTGCTGCAAGGATGCTCATGAGCAGAGCTGCGCCAGTTTGGCTGCGGTATTGATCGCACCAAGGGCAATGTGATACTGCCCAGCCCGCCTAGCTTCCATCTGCAAAGTGCTGCACTGGCTCAGCAGATCAGCCACCATTTGCGGGCGTTCAATGTCCCAATCAGCCTTGAGCTGGTCGCGGGCCATTGCGAGGTATTTATCGCAAGACCGTTCACCAACCCCCCAATTTTCGGCAGCATAGCGAACACAGTCAGACCTGCGCCCACCACTTGCAATGATGCGAGCAAAGCGTTGAGCGCGTAACTGAGTTTCTGCTTGTGTGCCCTTGGGGGCGGCCATTAGAACGCCTCCTTATTTTCCTCAAGGGTAGCGAGCTTGCCGGTAAATGCCTGCCAACGTTGAACAATTACGTCGCAGTAGGCAGGAGACAGCTCCATCATGTAGCCGGCCTTGTTGCTCGTCTCACAAGCAATCAGGGTCGAGCCAGAGCCGCAAAACAGGTCGAGCACCGTTTTGCAATCCTTGCCGTATTGCTCAAAGCACCACTCGGCCAGCTTCACAGGCTTTTGCGTTGGATGAACGCGTTTGCCTGACTCGCCTTGCTTGATCATGCCTGACCAGATTTGCCTGTAGATCCTGGCCGGTGAGCCAGCACTGCACCAAGCAAGCTCGCAATCTGCAAAGTTGTTGCTGGCCATATCACCGCGCTTGTCCCAGACAATCCAAGAGGCAACGTTCTCCAAAGCGGTCGCATAGTAATTTCCACCCCAGATCACTTGCACCTTTGGGGACAGGGTGTTGATCAGCTGGATTGCTTCAAGCGCAACGTCGATTGAGTCGTCACCTGCGACTGGAGCGTAAACTCCATTCTTCGCAAGGTTGTCGCCACCGACTTTCCCATTGGAACCAACAACACTGATCCCATAGGGGGGATCTGTGTAGACCAGATCCACTTTTGCGCCATTCATCAGCCGCTCCACCTCGGTCAGCGATGTGCTGTCCCCGCACATCACCCGGTGGTTCCCCAACAGCCACACATCCCCCAGCTTCGTAACCGGCTCCTCTGGCGCCTCGGGCACATCATCCGCATCGGTTAGTCCTTCGGCTGGCAGCTCCTCAACGTTGCCGAGGATCTCGGCTAGGTCGTCAGCATCAAACCATGGGGCAATGTCGTGCTCCTCGCTGAGCTGCTGCAGCATGTCCTTGTCCCAATCGGACAGGTCACTGGTGCGGTTATCGGCCAGGGCAAGACCGATCTTCTCGTCTTCGGTCAAGCCGGTGCGCTTGACGGCAATGATTTCGGTGCCATCGGTTTCGATAACGCGGACATTCTTGATGCCTGCTGCCTTGGCGCCTTCGATGGTGCCGTTACCAGCAAGGATGCGGTTTTCTTCGTCGATGACGATGCTGCGTGCGGCGCCATAACGCTGCAGCGACTCAGCAATCAGCTTGGCTGAGCGGTCTGTCCGCTTGCGAGCGTTTTTGTGATCGGACTTTAAATCCTTGATGGATGTCATTCTCTGATTTGCACCGGCATGACCAGGTAGGTCATACCAGTTTTGTCTGCTGGCTGCAATGTTACAGGGGTCGTGGCTGAATTGGCCGAAAGCAGCACGGCTTCGTTACTGCGCATGGCTTTAAGGCCATCGAGCAGGTAATGCACGTTGAACGCCCATGCGCCGGCGGCGGTGCCTTCGTAGGTGATCAGCTCCTTGCCGTTGTTGGCATCGGCCTCGGCGGTGATGGCCAGTGCACCTGCGCCGGCGGTGAGCTTAACCACAGAGTTATGCGCCTCTGCGATCAGCGCGACACGCTCCAGGCACCGGGCAAAGCGGTGCCGGTCGAGGGTCATGGTGTGCTCAAAGCTGGCGGGCACCAGCGCTGCTACGTCGGGGTACTTGCCGTCAAGGATGCGGCTGTAGATGGTGATGCCATCACCGGCATCGATGACGGCTTGGCCGGTTGCGGCTGCCACGGTGACGGTGCGGTCTTGCAGCAGCTTCATCGTGCTGGCGGGTAGCACCAGGTCAATGCCGTCTGGTAGCGCTACGGGGATGCGCATGAGCCGGTGGCCGTCAGTGGCCTCCATGTAGCCGGCTGCCATGTGAATGCCGGAGAGCATGGCCTTGCTGATGTCGGTACTGCAACAC